GACTGTTGTGTTCGTACGACCAATGTGGGTTCAGTTTCGACGTCGGGAATGCCCTCGAGATCGTTAATTTCAAAGTCATGAAATGGATCCAAAGCGCATTTGACCCAGGCAGAGCCGGCTTTTGTGAGTGCACCATGTGCGGTTAGGTTGTCGAGTGGGTCATCACCAAGCGTGATTCTCTCAAGCGCTTTTCGGACCCGATTCGTAGCCATTGTGTTTAAATGTGAAGTGGTTGAACTGTTATTTAGTCTTAACTAACAACAATATGTAAATTATATTCCATCCTCCAACCTACACGAGAAAAGTTTTCTCCGCCCTCTAAGGGAGCGGGCGGAGCCCGGGGGCCACAGTACTTGGAATTTTAGTTGCCAATTTGACCATGTCCGCCGGGTTTTGGGCTGCGTCGTATGCCTTTGAGAGACCCTCTACCTCTTCAACAGACATGCCCAATTGTTCTGCGACCACCATCGTTGCATGCTCAAGATAAGCATTGTCGAATGGTGCCGGGCCGCGTTCGATTTTCCGTGCATTCTCGCGCTCCTCGCTCGAATTGCCGGTTTTCTTACGTCTCTTCCCCTGGCCATAAACGCGCATTATGGCCCTAGCGTACGCCCCGACAAGTGGTGTATGATTGTCGGTGACAAAGTAACCGTTAGCTTTGTCATATCTAGCAATTTCGACAGGCTTTTCGCTGCACGTCGTTGGTAACTTGCTCAACGCTCTCTTTGGTGCACAAATACTTGAATTTGTCACCAAAGGTGCTACGTATATCCTTGATAGAAATTGGATAGGCTCGGTGTTGTTCTTACGCTCTTCAATTGTGCAGGCGAAACCAAGCTTTTCTGCCGTTTCTTTCCACGCAACTACATGTTCTTCCAAGCCATCATCCCCGTATTTGGGGCGGATACTGTTGTAGGCTTTAAGGTGGTCGAAACCGAGTCGTCGCATGGCGAGATATGATATCAAAGCATTGGTGTGTAAGTTGAGGGCCGTCGTGTCCCCGGCCCCCGAGAGGTTCATTGTTCCTGATAGTATTGAAGGTATGCGCTCTGGGTCAGGCTTATTCTTGTTGGATTTGACTTTGAATCTTATCATCTTGTCAATCTCCGTATTAAGTATCTTCCTGACTTCGTTCGCATATTTTGGGTCAGAGCACCCTAACGCTACAGTCTCCGTGAAACACTTGCGTGTGTCTTTTGAATTGTGCAAGTCAAACTTGCGGTAGTCTGTTGGTGTTAGGACGTTTCCGTTTCTCTCTGCTTCCTGGACGGCTGCCATTACCTTGTTTGCGATCGTGGTAGGGTCGTTACCACATAAATAGAAATGACCGCAAGTACCTTCCCCGTCGCGATGCGCTTGTGCGCACCAAGGGTACATGATACGTATCGCATAATACAATTCATGCGTTGATGTGGGTAATATAAGCCTCCCGTTCTTGCCGCTTTCAGCAGCGCCAGCTACAGTCTCGGCTTTCATGTTAGCGGTGACTGGAACGGGGATGTTTCTAGGGTTTGCCAGCATTTTGTTGATTTCGTCTTTCCGGTTTGGATTTGCTTTGAGCATGATTTTGACAGCTTCATCGTGTTCTAGCAATGTCCAGGGTGTGCGCTTTGCAGTCTCGACCGAGAATTCGTGCGCCCATCCGCGCATCTCTTTGTCGAATCCAACTTCATTGCGGACTTCCTTGAGAGTTGTGACGATTTTCGCAAGATCTGCGGCAGTTTGCGCAGATGCAGTTGCTGGTGGGATTACTGGTGGTGCAGTGAGTTTGGCAACGTTGCGTGGTTCGTTCATGTAGTCGGTGTCTGCTGTGTAACCGACGAAACTGATGTTCTCTGGAACGATACTCAGCGCAGTGGTGATAAGTGTGACCGCGGCGGGGTTCCGCTCGGAGCCAACTTGTTTTAAATGTTCATTAACAATTTGGCACCCGAATGTTGTGACTGCGTTGCGACGTGCGATTAACCCTTCCCAAATGTCGGCAGATATTTTGACGACGATTCGTGATGGGTTGAGGTATGACAGACTGATATATGGGCTTGGCCCCCCGAAATAAGCAAGACGTGTCTCGCCCATGTTCGTAGTGTGTGTTGTCACTGCGGGGACTTGGTTTAGTTGTTGATCGACCAATTGTTTCTCGCCAAGCTCGGCTGCCATGAGCCGCCATGGGTAGCGGCAGTGATAATGTGGGTTCAGGAAGACGATCATCTTGTTTGTGTCCGGCAAACGTAAACGTTCGTCGTCGCGTTTTATGTCACGTATGATACATGTCGCTCCGCTGTAGTTCCAAGCATGGTGTTTCCACTTGGCTCCTCCTGCGATTTCTTCTGTGAAAGTGTTACCCTCCACCCACCACATTGACTCTTTGTCATATCCCCCTACTGCGTTGACGTTGACAGTGAAGATTACTATTTTGTGTCCCGCATACTTCTCAAAAGTAGCCTGTGGGACATAGTAGTCAACGTCGATAAGTGCGATAAGGTGGTTATCACTAAGTTTGTCGGTGCGGATTGGCATTGTTAAATCTGACAAGAAATGATGTTCTTTGCTACCATCCCATCCACGCTGTTCCTCTCTCAAGCCGGTAGAAACCGAATAGAGTTGGAGTTTAAGCGTTGACGCGAGCTCGCCGATGGTGTTTAAGGCGATTTGTCGATCCCGC